TTGTTAAGGTATTCCTCACCAATTGTTGCAGACCAGTATTCAGTTGTTAATGCGTTGCTCTTCAACATATCTAAGATTTCTAAGTCAATCTCTAATGAGATATAATCAGATAACATAGAAGTTAATTCAGCTTCAGCATCGATTGAGTGATATGCGTTTAAGTCTTGAGCTAATTCAGGAGTCCAAACTGCTTTCAACTTACGAGTCTTAGCAACGATTGCCTCTGATTTCAATTCTAAGTCGATTTCAGGAATATCCAATGCAGTTGTTGTGTTACCAGCAGCGTTTGCAGTTGAATCTTCAAAATCTCCTCTATCGTAAGCTACAGGAACTTCAGAATAGATTACGTTAGTTGTACCACCAGCTAATGCTAAAGATGATGCAGAAACGAATAAAGTTACATTAGTACCAGATTTAAAGTTATACTGTCCTAATGTAGAGTTAGTGTTGTTAAATGCAGCAACACCAGCAGCATTAACCGCTTGGAATGAACGAACTGCTTCAGTATCAGCTGTTGCCGAAATGTTTGCAGATGCGATTGTTAATTTAACAATTTTATTAGCAGCTGCAGAAGCTGATAATGCTGAATCGTATCCTAAATCAGCCCAAGTAGCTGAAGCAGAAGTGATGTTACTAGCAGCAACAGCTACAGTTGCATCGTTTACTGAATAACCATAACGGCCTTCACCATATAAACCACCTGTTGCTGCATCAGTTCTACCAAAGTTAGCTGCTGAACCAGTTGCGTTAGTACCACCGAAAAGTGATTTTCCACCGAATTGTCCTGCTGCTCCTTGTGAAGAACCATATTTGAAATCTAAGAAGAATACAAGACCAGAAGGTAAGTTCATAGGTTGTACACTAACGAATTCTTTAGAAGCAATCTCACCGAAGATTCTTCTTACTAAAGGTAAAGCTACACCACTCCACTCTTCTGAACCAGAAGAAGTACCAGTTTGAGTTGCCTCGTCCAACAATTGCTTAGCTTGGTTCTCTAAAAGAACTGCCATAGAGTGTTGGTCTCTATCTTTCATACCTTCTAATAGACCGGTTTTCTCCCACTTAGATTTCAATTGACGTGTTTCAGCCAACATTACTGCTTGTGGGTTTTTGCCTTCCATTAACTTGGATAAATCAAAATTTGCCATTTTATAATATTTTTTGTTTAGTTTGTTTATTTAATGATACCAGCTAATTGCTTAAAGCGATTTGCTAATTCATTTGTATTTTCCGAAATAATTTGTTTTACCGGTGCAGTTGAAGCAGATGGCTTAGATGCTAACCCTTCAGTTATGCTTTTCTTAGCTTGTGCTACTTTTCTTTCAGTACCAGTGAATTTCATTGATTCAGATAATGTTGCGTAAACCAATTTAACTTCTCTTACGTTAGAAGTTCTGTCTAAATTCTCTACAACTTTAATTTTTTGCTCATTAGTTAGATTATATCCTCTGAACAATTTGTTAGTGTAAAGTAATTTAGCGTTTAATAAATTTACTTCGTTGATAGTTTTTCTCAAAGATTGAATAGTTGAATATGCTTCTTTCAATTCAGATTGCATTGCTGCCATTTCTTCTTCGTTTCCTGCTTCTTCTTCTTCAGAAACTTCTTCATCATCTCCGTAACCCATCTCACGAAGGATTTCGTCTAAATCGATAGTTTCTTCTTCCTCTTCCATAGCTGGAGCTTCTTCTTCTTCACCTTCCATTGCCGGTGCTTCTTCATCTTCTCCTTCGTATGCTGTCTCAACTCCTGTTGGGTCTTCGTATCCTAATTCATCGGATTCTTCCATACCTAACTCATCTTCTAATTCTCTGATGATAGATTCTAAATCTAACTCATCTTCATCAGCTTCAGGTGCCATTTCTTCACCTTCTGCTGCGTACTCAGCCTCTTCTTCACCTTCCATTGCCGGTGCTTCTTCGTCTTCGCCTTCCATTAAATCATCTACTTCTTCGTGTCCTTCTAACTCATCACCAGCTTGTGCTGATTGTGAAGCGATTCCACTCAAGTCAGTATTACCATCGTTTGCGTTTACTGCTGGTTCTGCGTTATCACCCTTACCAATTTCACTAGATACATCATTATCTTCGTTCATATCTGCTTCTTCTTCATCACCTTCCATTTCGGCTTGTAATTTTCTAGAAAGAATAGATTGTAAACGAGGAGTAAATGCTTCTTCTAATGCGATTTTAGCGTTGGCAATAGCAGTTTCACGTACAGCTTTAGCGTCAGCGATAGCTTCTTTTAATAATTTTGAACTTGCCATTCTTTTACTTTGTTTTTCTTATTCTGAAGTCATTTGATTTGGGACTTCAATGTAGGTAGTTCGGTTGTTCGGTCACCTCATATAAATGGGTATTCATTAACCAACTGTCTTAAACCTATATGAAATAGGTTATTGTTATCAATAAGTATATAAAAAAAAATTAAACATAAAAATATGTTTAATTTTCTTTAGTTTTTTCTATATTTTTTAAGAATGGTATTAATGAACCTTAATACCAGTCTTATTTACGTTGTTTGCTAATCCCTTATCAAACAAATATTTAACCTTTTCTTCCCAAGTTGGTTTGTTAGCATTAACCCACATATTAAAATCAACTTTTTTATTAAATTGATTGATTTGTCTTACTAATGCACTTAATACCAATTCTTTTGAGTTATCGGATGATTTATCTTTAATAGTTGATTTTAACCAAGCCTTTGCATCAACATCCGTTACTTTATCAGTTTCATCATCAACTAAACTAAAGAATAACTTTCCTTTGTTATTTGATAAAATTGATTTGTAAACACCTTCTTTGATTACCGATTCTTCAATGTATTTTTCACCTCTAAAATATTTAGCTCTTCTTTCTAAATCTGCTTTGTTCTTAAAGATAAGAATATCCCAAAAATCACTACCATCTTTGTGTTTTGATACACCATTGTGAGCACTAATACTATATTTTGCTTTACCGATTGGTGGATTTATTTTGAATGCTTTCTTTCCTTCAGTTACTACCGATTCGTTTGTGTAATTTTTTACATACCATTTGAAAGAAGAATTATTAGGAGTTCCAACTAATGCCTGAACAAAACGAATTCTCTCCGGCAATTTGCCTTTGGTAACGTGAGTTAATATTTCTTTTGCATTTAAGTTGTTATCATCAATAAACTTTTGAACTGCCTCTTTTCTAGTGTTAGTCATTGAAGCGATTCCCATTGCTTCATGTGATATTGATTCGTTTACGGATTCTCTTAAATATACTGGTGAGTATTTATCATATTTTGCAGTACCATCTAATATATTACCCCTAGCACCCTTTGCAGGTGTATTAAATCCTGCTGCTTTTAATAAATCTCCTTTCTTAAATCCTTTGGATGGATTATCTTCCATTGCTACAAATCCCCATGCAGAACGATTTCCAGAATATTTTCTATTTTGTTGAACAATTCTAGCATATTTTCCACCTTTGAAATCGGTAGTATATTCTTGTTCAGGAAATTGTTTGTTTAATTTATCTAAGAATTTGTTTATATCGGATTTAATATCTTCAACAATAACCGATTCGATAACAATTCCGTTTTCATCTCCTCTTTTAGCAGTTTTGATACCACCTTCGATTGAATCTAATTTATGTCTAACTTTCTTTGAACCTGTTATCTTACCTTTTTGGTCGCATGGTGCTAATGTTGCAGTAGTATCATCCATTTCAACAACTTTGTAGTATTTACCACCTTCGATTCCTTTTAATCCAGTAAATCCTTGTCCATAAATTATAGAACCAACATATAAATTGGTTGGGTATTTTGCTTCGTTTACCGATTCGTTTTCTATAATACTATTAAACAAATCACCAGATAACGCAATTGCCGCACCATATTTATGATTCCAAATATTTCGCCAAGCATCATCCAATTTTACAATACCAGATTTTGTTGGTTTAGAAATAACCATATCTACAATATTTTCAAACTTTTTAAGTTCAGAAATAAATGTTTTTATTTTGCTATCAGCTTCAGTATATTTTGGATGTGGTTTGTATTTGTGCTTTAGAGTTTCTTTAATAGCATTTTTTAACACATTACCAAAAGCAGCAACTGCTTGCTGTACATCTTTCTTTTCTCTTATAACGGATGTATGTAATGCAGCAACATTATTATTAATAGCCACAACTAATCTAACTCCCCAATCATCTTTTGGTTGTATCTTAGCTTCGTTTACCGATTCCATTTTAGAACGAATCTTATTTGCAATATTTGATAATTGAGATTTATCCACATCTAATGCATCTATTACTTGTGCCACCAATTGTAATTTTGCATTGTTACTTAACTTTGAATCTTTTATTTTATCAATAGCCATTTGTAATTTAACTTTTACAGCGGATGGTATTGTTGCTTGAGGCAATTCAGTTGCATCTTCGTTTACCGATTCTCTCAAACTCTCTCTATATGTTTGACGGATGATTTCTTTTAATTGTTTTTCCATATTTTCTTTTTTCACATGATTGGGTAAACCTTTGTGTTTAGTTGATGCATAATCTTTTGCGTCTGCATCACTCATTGAATCAGCTACTTTTTCAACTTCCGATGATGGATTATCTAATTCACCCTTTTGAGCGGCGTGAACCATTCCCATAAATCTTTGTTGTGCTTTTGATTTTGCAGGCATAATATTATTCCTTTGGTTATATGGAATAAATATTAGATTCTATGAAAATAAGTAAAAATAGTCAGTATGTTTGTCCGATTGGATTTTTTGTCTGATTCGTTCATCCGATACACCAAATCTTTCACCTGCATCTTTTAGTGTGTAGAATAGTTCTCCCTCACAACTTATCGTATGTACCTTATCTCTAACTTGGATGTCCTTTAGAGTCCTTTCATGTGCATCATAAGTAATAGTTGTTAAAGGAGTTTCCAACTTTTTCCAATGTCTATAATGGTCAGCTTTTGATTCTAAACGATTACGAATTTCAGTTTCACTATATTCAATGTACTCTGCAGCTTGTACAGGAGACTCAAAGTAATACCCATCTATACAATATTTTAAGATAGGATATGTTTCCTCACCATTTACCTGCCACCCTTTGTATTTGGTTTTTGGTGAAAGGCATCTTCTTTCTACTTCCGATGCTACTAACTCATTTGGATTTATTGAAATTGCCGCTTCTCTGAATGATTTGTATTGTTTTCCACCAACTACACATTTGTAAGTACCATCCCATTCAATATCTTCCGTTGCCAAATCAGGATTTCCTTTTACAAATACTAATACGTTTTGATGAACAGATGCTACCTTACGATTACGTTTGAAATATGTATCTACCACTCTTCCAGCCTGATGTTGTGAATTAAATAGTACCATATCGTTATAGAAGTGTAAACCAACTTCTTCCATTGCTGAAATAGTTTTGTTTACCAATCCTCTATACTTTCCAATTTTGTAATCCCCTGTCTTTGATACCTCTCTAACTTCCGATACCACAACTGCAAAGAATCTATTGTTCTTTAACTTTTCTGCTGATTTTTGTAATATAGAAATGTATCTATCATCAAATTGTGCATCCGCCATATTAGATAAATCATTCGCATTATCACTATATACCTCCAAATCGTAGTATGGTGGGCAAGTAAATACAAAATCATAGGTATTCTCCTCCAATACATTTAATAATAGGTAACTATCCCCACCCATCCATCGAGGTTTATCGGATTGTTTTCTATTTGCATCTATTTGTGTTTGTGATATATCGATACCATCATATTTGAATCCCATCTCCGTTGCCACAATTCCCCTCACACTTCCGCCAGCAAATGGGTCTAATATCTTACCACCCTTTGGAACAAACCACTCATACATCTTTTCGGATAGAGTAGCATCGAATACTGAAACAGTATCTTCATCATCCCAAAACTTACTATTTGATTGAGTATCTTCCCTACCTAACTCTGATTTGATATTATAGGTTTGTATCCACCAACGTTTACGGTCTTGCCATTCTTTGGTGCGAGTATCTAAAATTGAAAATGGTTTAATTGCCATGGGTTTTATTATAGTAACCACAAATATACAAAAAAAGCTTGGGATTACCAAGCTTTTCTTTAATTATATTTTATTTTTTAACTAACTAATCTGTTTCATCAAACTCACCCTTCATATCTTTATAAGCTTGTCTAGCAGCTGCTCCCTTTATCATTCTTGATGCTGGGTCTGCATTTTTTAATCTTTTTACAGTCAATATTTGTTTTTCTATTAAGTTTCTATACAATTTAACATAATCATCTTTACTAATTAATTTATTGTTTAATAAAGATAATATAAGTGCGGGTTTTTTACCTCTTGTTTTTGCATCTAATTGAATAGTACCATTTAATCTAGCCAAATCATTAGCTACATTAACTATATTATCAAGTTTACCATTAAAAATTTTTTCCAAATTTGGTACATTTACATATGCAGTAGCTAAATCTAAAATTTGAGATGGTGTAAGAGTTTTTTGGGTATATTGTTGTTTACCAAATGCATATGATGTTTGCTCATTCACAATTCCTTCAGGCACACAATTTGGAACTTCTCTACCATTCTTGTCTTTCATTCCAACTTGTTTGTATCCCTTCCAACAAGGGTCATTTTCCATTAACTTTGTTAATTTAATTGTACCCTCATTTTTCATATATGGTTTATTATCAAATACCGATTGAATCAAATCTGCTTCTTTATGGAAACCATTCATTCTTAATGTAAATGCAATACTATCCGCTGCATCAACACCATCCCATCCAGATGCTTGTGATACATCCGTACCATAATCATCAATCTCACCAGTACCATTCATATAAATCGAACCATCTGCGGAATTCTTACGAATATCTGCCATTTTTTCTTTATACTTAGGGTCTTTCATCGATGGGTACTCCGGTTTTTTTGCAAATTCAGGCTTTCCTTCAATTGCTGCAACTAATTCTCTTGCTTCACTATGGAAGTTTGAATCAGTTAATGCAGAAACTGCTGCTTGTAACATTGCTTCTTTATATTTTTCATTACCCAACTTTTGAGGAGTAATACCATATTGTTCTGCTTTCTTTTTTGCTTCTTTGTTTACTTGTGGATTACCTTTTCTTTGGTTTTTAGGTTCTGATTTTATAGGGTCATTTTTTTGTGAAAACGGATTGAATAACTTTCTACTTTCAATTTCTTTTGATGTTGATGGTGCAACTTGTGCATCTTTTTGATATGGAAACTTCATTGGGTTGTATGGTTCTAACTCATCAGTATTTACATTACCATCTGCATCAGTTTTCGTTTCACCTCTTTCATCCCCCAATCTTACAATACCAACTGTCTTTGTTCTTTTGTTATATACAACTGAGTCTACACCTAAATCATACTTTGGAGTTTCTTCTTTACCAGCATCAGATTTAGGAGCTTCACCACCTCTATTTTTTGTATAATCTCCACCAAACATATCACTACCAGCTGCTTTTGGTGCCGATGGTTGTTCTTTATCTTTTATAGTATCATGTGTACCTGCTTTGATTGCAGCATCTCTACTATCTTTAGATTTGAATACAGAAGTTTTACCAGTTGATTTATTAGTTGCGGTAAACGTTTCCTCTTTAAGTAGTTGATTTAATTTAATCATTTTATAATTTATTAAATAATTTTTCAGTATCAATATCAAATGCATAACCGGCTCCAGCGTATCTTTTGTTTGGTATTACTGAAACTCCTAATTTCTTTTCTAAACGGATTTGTAATAATGATAAAAAATCTTCGTCTGCACCATCACCCAATTTTTGTTTTATGGTATCAATCTTTTCAATTTCTTTTCTTGATTGTGGTAATAAAACTATATTGTTATTTGGAGATGATACATAGAATTGAACACCATTCGCTTGAACAAAATCAAACTTTGCAGTTGCTTCTTTGATTTGTTGCTTTGATTCGTTCTTTCCGTATTCGTGATAGTTTTCAGCAGCTTGTGAAATAAAGTTTCCTGCATTTGTAATGTGGTCTTGAATCCACGCAGGTATGTTCTTTTCGTTTCCACCGATTTTAGATTTTAATTCAGTTGCGTTCTTTATAATTGCATCCAAAGTGTTATTTGCCATTGATACTTCGTGGTCTTCACCCTCTTTAACTTGCGGAGCGAATGCTCTTGCATAAGGGTTAGACATTACCTGTCCTAATTGTGGTTTTAGTTTACCATAAGTAGAACTATCAGCAAAGTTAAACATTTCAGTTAAACGAATCATATTATTTTTTTCTTAAACCCAATCTTTCTCTCATAACATCAGGCTGAATATCTGCAATCTCATAGTAACGAGATAGAATATGTCCCATATCTTCGTATAATGAATGTAATCTTTCATCCATTGCTCTTGCTTCTACTGCGAACTTTTGGAAACTTTTATCCATCTTATCCAATTCACTCATATTACGTTTAACAGTTACACCATCAAACCAATCTGCAGTTTCTCTTAAAGTTAATTCTTTTGCTGCTTCAACAATTCCACCTAAAGTATTTGCAACCTCCGTTAAATCGGATGCTCTTTGCATTTGCTCTTGGAATGTGTTGTATGTAGAGATGATTTCTAAAAAGTGTTTCTTAACCTCATTACTTAAAGGTCTTTTATCTCCGTTTAAACTTTCTTTAATGCTAAACTTTCCGTTTACAATCTTTACTTCGTTTAAATTAGTTTTACGAATGTCATTGTACCCCTTAGTTACATTAGTTGCTTTTCTATTAGCTTCTACTTTTAAGCTAATCTTATTATTGTGTACATAATCGTATATGTCAAATGGCTTGCTCATTATGATATTTCAGTTATAATTTCTCTCATTAAATCTTGTGCTTTGCAATAATCTCCGCAAACATCAGTTCCAATTTGTTTTGTTACCGATTCGTTTACAGGTACCATAAATGCACCATGTGTAGATGGATTAGAAACAAAATCCCAACCGATTAATTCAAAATCTTCCTGAACTTCTACTTTATTTCCTTCCATTTGTTTTGTAGAACCCATACCTCTTGATGATATACCTAATAGGATACCAGCTTTAAGTAATTCTTTAAGGATATTACCAGATGGAGTTGCAAGGATTTCAACCGTACCACATAAATCATCGCCCTCCCAATGGATTTCTCTAACATTGTGTGATACGTTCTTTAAGTTGATTACAGTTGAATCAGGGTGGTCCAATTCACCTAATGCTCTACGTTCTTTGATAAGTTGCTCATACTTTTGAGCTTCTCTCATCAATGTAGGTTTTGGATATACTCTACCATTTTGATTCTCCGCACCAGCTCTTTGAAGAACACCTTTAACGATAGTTCTACCACCAGCATCCTCTTGCACCTTTCCTTCGAATAATTTGGTTTCTATTAAAAGATTCTTCATTTTGTTATTATTTTACGGATTCGGATTTTTCACCTTTACCATTCCATGCTGCATCAATTTTATCAAAGAATGCTTTCTTTTCATCATCACTCATAGATGGAATAGATTTACCAGCTTTATCTAATGCCTTTTGGAAGAATGCCTGATATTCAGTTTCTTCTACCATTACTTCCTTAACTAATTCTTTTAGTTTTTGTTTTGTTATACCTGCCATATTACATTGAGTGGATTTTCTCCGCTATTTTATTTAATCTTTCTTTGATAGTATTTAAGTTACTATATGTTCTTTTGTAGTAACCTGTTCTGTCCAAATTGTTTTCAGTTTTTAATCTTGAATACCAATTAACAAACTTTTCAATTTCAGATAATTGAGATTTTACACTTCTCAATCCCACAGCTATTTTCTTTTGTGGAGAAGCATCTTCTCTTTTTAATTCTAACCAACGATTTTCAACCAATTCCATAGAAGATACATCTGCCATAGTTTCATCTTTATCATTTTCTTTTTTTGATGGAGTTGCTGTTGGTTTTAATTTATGTGGGTCTAAATCCAATACACCAATATCTTCTTTTAATTTACCTTCCTCTAAATCATCTACAACAGTCCCACCAGTAACTTTAGCTAATCTATTGTTTTTCTTTCCAGTTTGACCGGGTTTAGAAAATGCAGCAGGAGTGTTGTAACCAGCAACTGCACCAGTTCCAGTCATTTCCTCCAATTCATCTTCGGATTGAATCTCTTTGACTAATGTTCTGATTATTTCTCTTAATTTATTTTCCATTTACTTTGTTCTTTAATTCTTTAACTAATTCATAAGAAAGCATAATAGATGAAACTTGAGAATCGGAAACAGTCTTTCCAATCTTCATTTTTTCTAATACTGAAATTGTTTCTAATAATTTGATTTTAGTTACTTTATCACAAACTTTAGTTTCAATTAATCTAAGTTCTTTTGCGATTTTAGGAACTTCGGTAACAACATAATCTTTGAATTTAGTTGTGTTACTCATATTGTTAATATACTCTTTCAACAAGCCTTTTTGTTTTGTATCTAAATTAGTATATTTTTTATTGAAAGTTTCAACCAATATCTTATAAGTCAATAAACGTAAATCTTTTTCTTGTTGAGAATAAGTTTCCATTAACTTAATCGATTCAACATTTTTAACTGCTTCTACTTTAGCAGGTCTTGCTATGATGTTTTCAATTAGGGTAATCTTCGAATTGAATATATCTTTAATATCGTAGTTTTCCGATTTTTTAGATTCAAATACTTTATAAATTGAAGCTAATACTTTGTAGTTGGTAATTGGCGATGATAAGAATTGCTCTATTTCGAATTTAGCACCAATTTCTTTAATTAAACCATATTTTTCTTTAGCTAGTTTTCCCTCATTTAATTTTGAGTGAGCTTGGGATACAGTATCTACAAATTTCTCTGCTCTACTCTCCGTATTATATTTTTCTTTTAAAAGTAGTTCATACAAACGTAACTCTTTATTAAGTTCCGTTCCGGGAGCAAAAAACTCCTTAACTATCTTCTTAGCATTTTCCGTTTTATCTCCATTCAATACCTCTAATGTTATTTGTCTTACTAATAATTCAAATAACACTCCAGTATTTTTGAATTTACTGTGCTTTATTTTTTTCATTTATTTACCCTATATTTAACTTACGACCGTATAGTAACACATATAAATATAAACCTTTTTTTATTTGTTAAATTTTTGTGTCATCTAATAAATTTTTTTCATCTAACATACCAGATTTCTCAATCAAAACCTTTCTTTTAGCTGATATTCCATTTATATATTCTTTTGCTAATTTTGCAGTTGATATGTTTCTATTTTCTCTTTTTCTTTCTCCGTGATTTTCTTTATCACCCAATGGGTCTCTACCATATGGGTGTTTATCTTTACCATATGTGTTACCTTCTCTTGGTCTACCACCTTTGTCTTGACTCATACCCAATTTCAACTCCTCTATCTCTTGCTCCACATTTTGTTGTTTTGGTGGATTTGCTGGGTCTTCACCTTGCTGTTCAATTGAGTTATGTCTAAATCTATCTTTGATATCTAATATTACTTTAGCTCTCTCCGTATTTATTTCATCTTCGCTCATATTAAATACATTATGATATACCCAATCGGTAGATAACATATTCATATTTTTAATATCAGTTCCTAATCTCACCTTCTCACTCCAAAGATTTACTTTCTCTTGCTCATAGATTGTAGATGAGTTTGTAAGAGTTAATTCAAAGTTTACCATTTCAGCATCATCAATACCTTGAGCTGCTAAGTGAACGATTGCTATTTTAGTTAATTCACTTACTACTGTTCTTTGAATTCTTTCAACAGTTCTTGCGAATCTAACATCTTCTGCCGCAAGAGTTGCTTTACCATTTACGTTCTCATCATAAGATAAGTAAGCCTTTGGTACTCTCAATGCAGCAAATAATTTGTTTTTTAAGTAATCAATATCTTCCGTTGCAGTATATTCTAAACCACTAATATTTTCAATTGATGTACCACTATCTCCACCTCTAACAGGTAAGAAGAAATCTTCCGTAAGGTTTTGGATATTGTATTTTAAGTTGTAATCTCCTGTATTTCTATCAACGAATGGAGTTTTCTTCATTTTGTTGATAATTTTTTGCATATAGTTATCAACCTCTTGCGGTGGAATGTTACCAATATCAATTTTGAATACTCTCTTTTCAGGAGCTCTCATAATACGATGGATTAACATCGCATCTTCCATAAGAGTTAATTGTTTCCAAATTCTTCTTGCTCCCTCAATCATTGATTTACCATATGGTAGGAAGTTTGTATCTGAAAGTAAACGAAAATGAGCCATTTCATAGTTCTCATATTCCTTCTTTCCAATCTCATCCAACTCTACTTTAAACTTAACATAGTTAGGATTTGATGGGTCAGTATTTTCTAATCGCTCAGTATTGTAGACAGAATATGGTTTTACATTTACAATTCCTTGATTCTCACCAATTTCCAATGCCAAAAAGAAATCACCATACTTAACCATATTACGAACCCAAGGCCACAAGTTAAACTCTACGTTCATTATATCGTAGAATAAGTTGTGTAATGCTTCTTTTACATTTTCATTAGATGATTTGATTGTTAATACCTCACCATATTCATCTTTTGTAGTTGATTCATCCGCATAAATGTCTAATGCCGATGAAAGTATCGGGTCATTATCCATTGCATCATAATCTCTGAATAATTCTCTACGAACTTGCGAATATGCCATTGATTGAGCACCACCTTGTTGTTCGTAGAATGATTTTTGTAACTTTGTATATCTATCTCTTAAATTAATAAAGTTTGTATTGTACTGTCTATCATCTGTATCAACAACTTTACGTTTCCCATCTTTATCAATTCGGACAACGGCTTGTGTTGCAAACAATTTCTTTAGTCTACCAAAAAAACTTCTATCATCATTTAATTCTGCCATAATTTTCTATTTTACCATTTTCGACAACTCCAATAGTTTGCCTTTGTTCTTGGACCGGGATTATCACAATTCATTCTTGCTCTAAATGATTTTCGTCTTGCTGGATTGTCTTTTTTAATAACCATTCCCTTCTGTCCAAAATTCACTTTAATCACCTTACCTGTTTTTGGGTTTTTGACGTAGACCTTAAATTTCTTTACATCGCCTTGCATCGGTTTCCCTAACTTTACTTCTCTTCCCTGATATTCTGCTTCAAACACACAATTACAATTTGTCTCATTCAATTCGTTTGAGTATTGTTGTAAGTATGCAATAAAGTCATCCATATCTTCTTGCTCAACATCCAATTCATCATAATCATCAATTGGATTATCTTGCGGAGTATCACCCATAGCATATGCTTGGTCTATATACTCATCTTCGTTTAGTAAAGATTTTAACTTAATCATAGTAAATAGTATTTTGATATATACAATAAATATGTAAAAATATTAAAACACTATAACCATTGGGTTAAATCTTCGAACCCTTCACCTACTCTCATCTTCCAAGGATTCTCATCCATATTAGATGGTGAATACACACCTTCGTATGTATTTGCAGTAATTCCAGCTACTGCCATTTTTGTTAAATCAATACCTTCTTGTCTTAATCTTAACGCAGTATCTCTTACCCATAATCCAATAGA